AGGATATTTGATCCGCAAGTCACCCGCAGGGGGCTTTGAATATCAATGTGTTTTTCCAAGCATTAACGAAAATTCAGACAAGTTATTCTTTCCCGCTCTTACTTGGCATCTAAACAATGATCTTTCCGATCCTTACACCTTATCGGATATGAATAAATTACGCACGGCTCAAAATATGGCGCTAGTAGACTACGCAACCGACGAAGCGAATAGACAAAAGGTCATCATGGCTTTGTGGGGTGTAGATTACTTTCACATTCATAGGGATACTGGAATGGGAGATTTCCTTGAGCCTTGGCAACAAAACATTCAGACGGGCATTCATGATCTAGGATATGCAACTTATCCAGAACTCTATACCAACAACGAAGATGCGAAGATGGCGGCGGCGGCAGATAAAGTCCATCTTGGAGATATGCGGTTTCTTATGGCGGTGTTTTCCCTTCTAAACTATCCGCGCATTGTTAGAGAAGGAACACCCGCACCAAAAAAGACAAAGGGCTTTCGGTGGGGCAGACCCGTGCCAAAGAATGAAGTGAAGGTTGTTGAGATTGACCTACCAAAAAAGAGAGGCACAACGGTCTTTCAAAAACTATACACAGGTCAAGGCGCTCCAAAGCGTCAACATTGGCGGCGGAGACATCCCCGTAAATATCTTGATAAGAATGGCAATGTGAAAAAAACAATTTGGATAGAGCCAATGCAAGTTGGAAATCCAGAACTCGGTATCATTGAGCATGAATACTTCTTGCGGACGAAAGGTGACAAATATCACAAAAATAAGAGGGTAGAATGAATAAAGAGAAATGTATGTATTGCAACAAAGACCCACTAATCATCGAAAGAGATACAGATTTCATTTGTGCAGAATGTTACATGGAAAGAACAGTCAAAAATGCTACCACTTACACCCCACGATCACGCACTTTTACTTCATCTAAAACGGGAAGTAGAACACTATCAAGCAAAACACCTTCGTACAGATATAACTCTTCCTAACATTCGACAGGATTTGGATAGATCAAAAAGGGAATATAAATTATTTCTTGCAAAACTTCGAGAACAGGGTAAAAATATATAGGAGCCTTTAATACATTCTTCTCCCGTGTCAAAGGTCTTACCGTTCCGCTCTGGCTAGGTTTCGCACTGCAAGGAGGGGAACTTGTGTCGCTGTTCTTTTATTGATAGAGACAGCTTTTTAAGGACAGCGACATACTAAAACCATCCCGTTACATCGAAACATGGGCAAGCTTTTTTTGCGTGAGAATTATGTCCAGATATTTCTTTTATGCTAGGAAATTTTTTAGTATATTCTTTAATCAATTCTTTTAAAGCTATCTCTTGCTCGGACGTGAAGTTATCCAAAAAACTATCATCAGCGCAACCGCCACGACCACCTACTAGGCTAACCCCTATGGATGCCTTATTCCGCCCCCTACAATGCGCCCCTGATCGCTCTACGGGCCTACCGTAGCCAATAGCTCCATCGCGGTGAATGATTGCATGGTAGCCAATGTCAGACCAATTACGTTCTTCAACGTGCCATCGTCTTATTTCTTTTACAACGTCATCCGCAGATTTGTTGATATACCAACTTGGATTTGTCGCGGTGCAATGAATTATGATTTCTTCAATATGTCTCATTTGGTTAAGCCTTTCTGCTTTTCATACGTCCTTAGACCGCCAATCCCAAGCATACCTCCAAGAACCGTAAGAAGTGTTCCCATGTCAAACTCTGGCAATTTCGGTATTTCCGTACCCGTCAAGGTTATAACAAAAAGGGCAACAGGCTGACCAATAAAATGCCAACCAAAAGCAAGCCCACAGACCCAACCAATGAAAGGACGCCAGCCACCTTTAAAAATGCTTCCACTTGCTGCCTCTGCTTGATTGACCGATATTTGAGCAAGGGCCAAGTCTTGAGCGTGGCGCTCCGACATGGTTGCAATCTCATGCGCAAGTTTTGCTTTTTCATCCGCATCTGGAATGAACTTGTCTAAAAGACCCGCTACAGGCGTAATAAGTTTATCAATCATTTCCTACTCATCCATGCCGTTGTCCCCATGTAAGCGCCAACAATTCCCGCGCCGCTAATATAGAATAGATTAGAAATATCACTCAGAGCCGATATACGGTCCACTGGCATCGCAAACATAGCGGCCGTGAATGCACCCATACCAACTAAGGTCCATCGAGCCATGCGCAACTGTGCCAAGTGCTTTCGCAGTGCGTCCTCCGTTTCTCGTATTTCTTTTGCTCTTGCCATTTCGGCATCAGAAACAATACCATCATTATTCATATCATAAGCGTCATATTTGCTCTGATCTTCTAACTTTTTTGCAGACATTTTAAACCTCTATGTTGATGTAGGTGCCTTGCGGACTATTGGGTTTTGTCTCTTTTCCAAACCTATCATAACCTTTCTGCAATTCCAAACTTTGCTTTGCCAAGGCTTCAAGGTGGGCGTGGTTCGCTCGATGCTCTTTCTCTACTCTTTGCTCCGCTATATGTTTTTCAATAGCCTCACGCGCTCTAGTTTGCTCATGAATATGTGACCCAATGTTAAAGGGAGCAGAGCCTACGCTACTAAGACCATCGGACACTAAATGCGTCCTTGTTTAGCCAAAATAATCACAAGAGTTATGCCAATCATAATCGTCACTATGATTGTTGAACCGCCATAGATAACAATGCGCTCGATAAGCTTTGCCCTACGCTTTTTGTCGGCGTCAATTTTTGCCTTACGATCTTTTCGTGCTTGAACACGTATGGCTTGCAATTCACCCCAAGCTGAAAATCCGCGTGTTGCAATGACGATTTGTCGAAGCTCCTCTTCTGCATCTCTTGCCCTTTGTAAATTGACAAAGGTTTCCATAGAATTTTCATCAGACGGTGAGAAAACACTATTCTTTTTCTTTTCATGTTTGGCGCGGATCTCATCGACCCCGTCAAAAAATTCTCCGATTTGCTTGGTCACGTTGACCAATTCCTTTCCCGCCGCTACGGCGGATTTAACGGCGGCTAATGCGGTAAATGGGTCAATCATGTATCACGTCCCACAACCACATATGGAAAGCATTGCGCCTCTGGTATTATCCTTATTACCTTTGGATAATCATAATAAAACGAAGGCGGAGGACATCTATATATACAAGATTTATACATGATCCCAAAGGGATACATTCCGTAAGCAATAAAGGTTAGGGCGCAAATCATGCCCATACTATATCACATTTTATTTCTTAGCTAAATTCTGAACGTCGCGTCTAAGCTCTTTTTGTTCGTCGCGCATCTCTTTAAGCAGATCTTTTATATCGTCATAACGGGCTTCAAGAACCGCAATTTTTTTCTGATTGGTAAAAACAAATCTAAACATAGCAACCAAAGCGCCAATTACTGCAAGAGTTATCGCTACGGCGGGAGAGAGTATTGCATCGCTCAACTTCATAGTGCCTCCGTACAGCTAAAGGAAAAGCCATACTTGCTAACATGATCCGCATCCCAACCTAACTGGTTATCGTCCATTCTCATAACACATGCAGTATTAAGCACTGACGCAGTACCCGTTCCAACGGCAACCTTTAGGGCGGGTTCAATGCTTACCGTTACCGTCCCCGCATTTGCGTCCGCCGTAATCATATGAAGTTGAGACGTTGCACCCGTACCGAATTGGACATAATCCCCCGCTTTTAACGTTCCATTAATTGTTAAGCTTATTGAAGTTGCCTCGATACTTGCGGCGGACGCAACGGAACAAGTTGTCGCCTCACCATGCGGCGATTTGCCGTCAGGATCACCCAAGAGAAACGTGTTTGCTCTACCCTTAAGAAGCATAAAGAAGGCTTGCCACGCGCCCGCTTGCGCCCGCTTCATAGGCGGAAGTGAAACCGTAGCTTGCCAACAAGCCATGTCGTAGGGATAAACCTGCTCGTGACCCGTGAAAGGACTTTTAGAGCTAGCAACCGCCCGCGCTATAGACCAACGCGATTTTACGAAAGCAGGGGTTGAGGGAATGGTAATAAGAGACATTACGCAAGAGCCTGTTTATATGATCCGCCGCGCCTGTTCTGGTCGGCTACTGCATTCATTGTATCCGCTTTTATGACTGGCAGCAACGATAGCATTTCCGCCCGCACCGTTTGCGATACGCCTGTCTCTATGTTGATTGTTTGATTGACCACCGTAGAACCGTTGCCCAGCGCCCCTTTTGAGCTTGCGTTATTCATTATACGGCCCGCGCTATGAGGGACAAATAACTCTGGCCCGCGCTCTCCGACTAGCATTGGCTGATTGCCGTAAGCTGCGCCGCCGCCCGCTGAACCACCACCGAATAATTGCATAGTCGGCTTTGATTGATAACCAGTCACCCCGCTAAACAAAGCGTTCATCATTTGATTGACTACGGCAAGTCTAAATATTTCAGCAATCATATCTTTAACAACTTGCTTTACCATCTCCCCCATGTCAGCCATTGTAACTCTTGTTTCATCAAGCATACTGCGGAAGGCACCAGTAACCCCATCCCCTAAAGAAGTCGCCGCATCGTGAAGGACTTGCATTCTTGGGGTAAGCTTTTCGATACCATCGTCTAAATCCTCCAACGATGCTTTAAGAGCGGATATTTCTTGGACCTTTATTTCAACCTCTTCCATGTCACCTTTGGCAAAGGCATCTTTCATAGCTGCCATTGTGATGAAAAGCTTATCGTTTAAGCCTTGAATCGTTTCATCTAAAATTGAAATGTCCGCTTTTATACCTAGAATAGCGGCTTGGGCGTTGTCCCGCATATTTTCAAACCCGCCAACGCCCATATCCTCTCGATCTAATTCTTTAATCGCTTTTATCTTCACGCTTTCTAAAACGTGATTAAGCCCTCGTATGGCTTTGTTTATTCCGTCCCTAATGAAAGTAGTTACTTGGATCATTAAGCTTGCAAAAAACGCCTTTATGCCTTGCCCAAATTTTCTAATATTCTTTATGAATTTATCGAACTTAGCGATTGAAATATCAACAAAAGCAACAATTACATCTTTTGTTAGCTTTAGCGCGTCCGATAAACTCCCCGCCCCCTTTACAAATTGTATTGTAAGTTGAACCGCATAAGCTAAACCCGCCAGAACCGCGAAAGGTAAAAACCTCATTAAGATTTTACCAACTGTTGCCAAGGCCACGCCTAAACCCTTTACCCCCGCAATCATTAAGACGATTGCTTTTTGCGCTCCCGTAAGGGCAGTAGTCGCTAGCGCAGTATGAGCGGCTAGAGCCGCATTAGCCGCGCCATAAACCGCCGTTGCAGCAGCGCCCGCAAGAGAAGCGATCCGAACAGCAACCATTTTTGCTAGAAGTAACCCAAGGAATATTGTGACAAGCTGCAAGTTATCAGCCAACAGTTGCAAGGCGGGCGCGAGAACACTCGCAAGAACATTTGCAAATTTAGCAACTTGAACAAGAATGGGCGTTAAGGCTTGAAGAAAGCTTCTTAACGCTGCCGAGATTTTAATTACCGCATCAGATACGCCCGCCTTAAATATTGCTTTTTGCATTTGGAAAAATGCGTCACCAACCATAGACATTGCGCCGCCTGCGGTTTTCGCCATCTTGTCCATAATGCCGTCAAATTCACCGCCAACGCCAAATCCGTCTTGCAGTCGTTTTACCGTTTCAGCAACAGAATGCGTGACCCCATCCTCAAAGCCAAGCATTGCCTTAATGCCGTCATCTCTCAATAGCTCAGCGCTATTTATACCCCCCGCCATAGCTCTCTGTATTTGGCCCGCCATTTCATTAAATGGCCTACCAGTTAGCGCCGCAATGTTACCCGTTATTTGCAGAAGTTGGTTCATGTCATCGACATCATTTGCGACAACAGCAAGCGGACCCGCGCCCGCAGAAATTTCAGCTAAAGAAAAAGGAACTTTACTTGCAAAGCTATCAAGTGCATCAAATGCTTTTGCGCCATCTTCGACAGATCCGAAAAGCGTATTCATTTTTAGCTCAAGGGTATCAACGGCAACGCCTGTTTGAATAATACCTCTTGTAAATTGAACACCTAAAGCTGCCCCGCCAACCGCTGCCAAGGTAGCCCCGAGCCTCCGAAAGCTTGACTGCATCTTATCCGTTGACTTGGATACATTGCCCTCAATCTTCTTTAGCTCTTTTTGGAGCTGAGACATATCCGCTTTAATTCGGACAACTAACTCATCAACAGTAACAGCCATTAGTCTGGATACCTCTCCATCAATTCGTCTAATTCATTCTTCGTCAACGGCGGGGGTTTTCCGTCAGAATGAAATTCAACAAAGCCATCTACAGCAAGCAAAAACTCGTGCATAGAGAGGTTCCAAAATTCCTGAGATGACATTCGCATTTTGCCAAGAGCCAAACGCAGCCAATCATCCCACGGGAAATCCTCTACAAGTTGTCCCCCGACTTTCCGTTTCCCTCGTCGCCCTCATTACCACCAACGATAAAAGCTATTATTTCTGCACATGTTGTAATTGTCGAAGTGACGCCAGCATCCCATATAATTCTTTTAACGTCTGAATCTTTAAGATCCTCTCCGCTTGACCTAAGAACTGGCGTTAATATGGAAACCATTTGCAACCCGCTTATATCTGCCTCTTGCATTTTGTTAGCCAACCTTAAAAGAGAGCCGCCTAAATTCTGCTCAATACGAACAAGAACATCCATGTTAAGCTTGCAGTCATAGCTTTTCTCTCCGAGCTTTAGCTTTAGCTCCCCCCTCTTTGGGTTTGTCATCGTTTACTTCCTTTCCACTTATTACAAGTTGCTCACTACGCCCCGCCACGTTTGTCACCGTGACAGACACGAATGCCTTTCCTCCAACCTTGAAGCGGCTACCCGCCTCAAAGTCAGGAGAAAAAGGTATTGTGAACTCTTGGTTTTCTTTGGCCCAACCCGAGACGGTTGAACCATCAACCTCTATTTCAGCACGGACCCAAGACATTTATGATCACGCAAAGGTTACATAGCCAGAGCTTTCAAGGGTAAGGTCATATGTAACCTCTCCGTTGAACTCTCCCGAGTAACCCAAACTAGCAATCATAAACGTTCCCGTAAATGTTCCCAAGTCAGGAACAATAATTCGAAAGCTATCAAATGCGGCGGTCTGCGCTGCGGTCCCATCAGATGTATTCGCCTGCGCGAAATAAGCCGTCCTAACCGCTTGCTCCGTTGCGGTATCCGTGAACACGCCAGAACCCGAAATGCTCACTGATTGCGTTCCTCCACCCGCTAGAAGGGTACGCATTCCCAAGCTATCCTTATTCGTAATATCCACGGCCTCATCATTAAACGTGATGCCCGTTGACCGTAGCCCGCCGACTGTTGTCAACGTTGAACCTTCTAGAATTTGTAAAAGCATTGCGGAGCCTTTTTGTGCCGCCATGTTCTTTCTCCTTTAACTGTCAAACACTACGGCGCGAAATCTCATGACCCCGTGCCTTGTTATACCATCGGCTTCTTGCAGTGTTGTTACGAACTCATTTCGTAGGTTCACCAAAGAAGCACCTGATACGGTTATAGCAGCATTATGGAGATTTTGATAGACCTGTTCCATAATGTGCTTAATTTCATATCTGCCCCGATATTCCGACCAGACATGAACTGTTAAGGTATGCTCGTTTGCATCCTTATCTTTTACCGCCGCGTCAATGGCGGTTTCTTCTCCTATCGCAATATATGGCGCGGACGTACCCTCGGGAACGTCATCATACACAGGAACATCTGCAACCGTTGCCCCCGTAATCGTCGCACTATTTAGCGTTGCATATATTGCCTTCTGTAGATTGAAAGAATGAAGAGCCATTATGTAAACCTCGCTCTTAACTTTTTAAATTTCGCCCGTATTTTGGGTTTGTTTTCCTCAAGCGCGGGCTGCAAGAACGGTCTTTCTTCCATATTGCTTGTACCAAATTCAAGAAACACCGAGTAATCCGCCCTGCTTTCGACAGCGCCGCCAAGTTTATCCGCGTCCATGACGGCATGAATATTAGACACAAGAAAGCCTGTGTCAGAATTTGGTGGGTTCTTTGGTGCTGACGCTGTGTGTGTTCGATTTGGATTATACTTTTGATATGTTATATCACTGCTGCCATGTTGTTGTATGCTTTGCTTCGCCGTGTTCATTACGTCTTGAATGGCCGAAGCTATAACGCGCTCAATGGCGGTTCTGTACCCGCCCACAACTTTTTTGTAACTTGACTGCCTAGTGACTCGGGTTGTAATACTCAAACAGCTACCCCCTCCTCAACGTCAAGCTCCAAGAACTTAAAGCGGTTTTCAACGTTTAAAACGCCTTTGATTGTAAAGGTTCTAGTGGTCTGCACTCCATCCCTGCGATAGGTTTGCACCAATCTATTTGCTGTCGTTACGTCCCGTCTGTATCGAATGCGAACAACGCTTTCTAGCTTATCGCGTAGCTTATCCGCAAATGTGGTTTCATCAGACTTTTTTTGGACAATAGAAGCGTAAACGGTTGCAACCTTGGTCCACGCTACGCTAGATCCGCCTCCAAGATCGGATGTCCTTGTTGGAGATTGGATCTCTAACCTATAGCGCATCGAACCGATAGACATTTAACCGATCTCCTGACGAATAACATTTGAATAAGGTGTCGAGCTAAAACGCATAATCATAAATGGCGTTAAAAGTTGCTTCAAAACTTTAGGCGGTTGAGGTGACGGGAACCTTTCAAAGTCACCCCTATGCTCATATAGAAACGCACAATACTGCATCATGGCTATTCTAAGCGGCTCTGGGACGCTTTGAGTGGTTGTCCCATATCCCGCCGTGAAAACTATTTTAAGACCGTTAGCGGCCCTCAAATCGCTTGGGAATGATCCGCTATCACGGAGTAAAATTCGAGAAGGTTCCCGAACAGTATCAACAAAATAATTCTTAAGATCCCATGTGGCCTCAACATCCTGATTTGTAATCGTTAAAGAGCCGCCCATAGCGGAATGATTTGAACAATAATAGTAAAGAATGTCAGGTGCATCTTGCGCAACCGTTATTTGAAGGTACGCTCCCGAGCTTCCCGCCGTTCCGCTTGTAGTGACGCCAGTTGTGTATTCCGATCCTCCACCATGTGTTCCGTTTGCGGTTGTTGATAACCGAAAGGGATGATTGCTATTGCTACTGTCATCCTGTTTAAATTTATAAGTCGATCCCCTCTTTAGCGTGAGAGTGGGCTGCGCCGTTCCATCAATGTAGAAAATTCCGCCCGCAACGGTGACGGCATATTCAAGATCATCTGCCCCGCTATCTGTAAAATAACTTATACTTGAAACCGATATTACGGGAGATATTGCTAGTTCTAAATAATTAACTGGCATCTGTTTTTCGACGCCCGTATAAAATCCTTCTGTTAAATTATCCGTGTATCTAGGGTAAGCATCAATAAATTGATGCAGAGTTCGCGTCATGAGAGCGCGACCCGTATAATTTTCGCACCATTCCCTTGCGGCTATGATGTAGCTCATAACAAGGGTTTCATCTACATCATCGTCAAGCCTTAACGCGTCCCGAACTTCCATAACCGTAAGCGGCTCCCTTGTCGGCTCTACTGCTACAGTCAATCCACTCATGATATGTCATCCGTTATTGTAATTCTTATGAAGTCAGAATTTGGGAATGTTTCAATCTTTCCATCGGAAAAGGTTACTTGAAACTCCGCTTCGTATGATCCTATCGTGTCGGTATCAGCCGCGACCCACTCGTATCGAACTTGCCCACTATCCGCATTATGGATTATTGCGGCGGCGTTTGTTTTTACGGTAGATTGACCAACGGGCCGCATCTTAAAAATCGCACTCGCTCCCGTAAGACTAACAACAGCATCATTTCCATCTTTAAGACTTACAAGAATTATTGGTGCCGTATCGTTCTGCTTAATGTAAAAAGCCATTTACTGCGTCCATTAGTTTCTTGCCGCACTCTACACGAAAACATCACGTAAGTTAAGCAGCTTCGTTTACCTCGTTTACCTCCGATACAATAGCGGAATTTTTAGAAGCACTTTCTACAACGATATTTTGCGATAATTCTTCTACAGCGCTATTTTCACTAGCCTTTTCATTTGCATCTCTACCCGTACTTGCGTTCAACAAAAGATCGGGAATAATGGGAGCGCCCGTTGTGATGTCATTTGCTAATAGAATATTTTTTTGCCCAAAGGCCACGCTAGGGACGCTTGGAGCGCCCGTTGTGATGTTTGCCGTTGCCAACCCATAAATAAAGTTTGGATCAATCGAAGGAACGCTTGGCGCTCCTGTAGTAATACCCTGACCGCCTAGAATGTGGCTTTGATTTAAAATTCCGCTATCAATGACGGGAGCGCCCGTTGTTATATTTGATGCTGTAAAGTTATGCCCTTGTGTAATGGCTATATCTGGAACGCTAGGAGCGCCCGTTGTAACGTCTGCGGTTGTAAGGATATGCACTTGATCAATAATCGGCGACCCAATATCAACGGCATCTGTAGCAAAACCTTGTGGACTTATAACATGGTTTTGAGAAATAGATGCCGTTCCAAGCGTAGGATTTCCAGAATTGAAGCCGTCACCGACAAGAACGTGTTTTTGATTTATTGAGGCGGTGCTTAAGCTTGGACTTCCTGATGACAAATCTGTTGCGGTCAAATTATGTTCTTGATCTATCGTTGCGGACCCGAGAATAGGCGCTCCTGTATTTATATTTGACCCTGCAAGCGTTTCTTCCTCAGACATTGTAGCACTATCGACAACGGGCGTCCCTGTAGAAACGCTCGATGTACTTAAAACATGTGTTTGATTGATAGCGGTATTAGCAACGGTTGCCGCCCCCGTATTTATCGCGCTTGGGGTTATTACATGATTTTGATCTATCTCTGTCGAGCCAACGCTTGGCGCACCCGCATCAAATCCCGTTCCGCTCAAGATATGAGCTTGATTTATCGTTGCGGTTCCTAAGTTGGGCGCACCCGTGTCTAAATCATTTCCCGCCAAAACATGAACTTGCGAGATAGCGGCAGAGCCAACGGACACGGCCCCCGTGCTTATTGTTTGCGGTGCAACGATATGATCTTGATTTATGGTTGCACTTCCAACCGTAGGCGATCCCGTTAAAATATCATTAGTCAAAAGTGGAGTTGTTACGATTAGAGTTGTTTGATCTATAGAAACCGCGCCCGTGGTTATAGCGGTTGCGTTGAGAATATGCTTTTGAACAAGGCTTATATTCGGAACACTCGGCGCACCAGTAAACAAGTTTGGCGTATCAAAGGTTTCGTCTTCCGCCATGTTTGCGGTAGGTACATCAGGAGCGCCCGTTGTGATATCTTGCGGTTCAAGAATTTGAGTTCCAGATATAAATACCGCATCAATAACAGGCGCACCCGTTGTAATCCCGTTTGCACCAAGAACGTGATTTTGAGTAAAAGCCGTTGTAGGAACACTAGGCGCGGCGGTTGTAATAGATTGAGCGCCTAAAACATATAGATGAGTAGATGCTGAAAATGGTTGCGTACTAAACGGATTATTAGCGTTCATAAAAAACCTCTATTTTTTGCATCTTATCAAATTTATATATTTACGTCACCCCGATAGCGACTTGTCCACATCGTCAAAGAATATTTCACGCCAGACTTTAGTGGAGAAACATAATGTCCATGTGTCACGGCGCTAGGGAACAAGATACAATGGCCCAGTGGAACATTGATATTTGAAAAATCCTGATGCGGAAAACATAACTCCGCCCCTTCATAATCGTCATTAAGCTTTACGCTTCCCGTTACCAAAGACGCATCTGTGTGAAACGCAAGGCTAGTCTGCGTATCCATCGCATACCGCATAGCAAAAGCATCCCGTAAACCAATATGTTCCATTGGCGTCCATTTGCTTTCCGCAATCTTTCCGAGTTTATCCCTCCATGCGCCCTCTAGTGCCGTCCATATACCAAGCTTATTGGCCCTAATCTCTTGCGCGGGAAATTTGTCACCCTCCATTTGATCCCATCCACCTACTGCTTCGGCGGCATCAATTATGATTTTGCAATGATCTTTTGACATAAAGGGAGTGATAAGAATATCCTTTGCAATCTCGTCATATTTAAGTAAATTGATTGAAGGGCTTTCCATAACGTTTTGTATATAGCCAAACGTATCCGCTAAAGCGTTAAATCTTGCCTTTGCATCATCGCCGCCATTACCATGATATATGCAAGGGCAGCACATTCCATTAGATATTTGTTGACCGTCAAAGCTTACTTCATCATCGCATTGGAAAATATATCCTTCGTGATCAAGTTTTATTTTTAAGCCATTTTCCCCAAGGTATCTTTTTTGTATCCATAACTGATCATCTTGATCATTTGCTACGACCTCGCTTAAAAAGTGCCTTAAGCTTGTTACGTTACCCATATAAACACCACTATTTAGATATTTGTATGGGGTGGGTGTCATGGGAAACTCTGGAGCTTTCGTAGGCTCGGGCCAACAAAGTTTTTCGGCAGCAAATAAAATATCACATTTAAAATCTTCAAACCGCTCATTTATTACAGTTATATTGTCGAGAAACAAAACATCATAAGCATCAACAAAAAGAGCAATATCGTGAGGCGGGAGGGTTTTAAGATGATTGCGAACAAGATTGATTTTTTGACCGCCGCCGTGACCTTCCATCGTGCCGCCGCACCACTCGACGCCCTCGCCAAGATTTGAATAGGTTATATCGTGACGCTTGGCTGATTGCTCAAGACCCCACATTTTATTTTCATCCGTTCCAACGGTTATGATATGAGTTTTCATTGATCCACTTTCTATTGTGCTTGGTCTTATTGACCTTGGAATTTGTTTTACAATTTCTGGATTGAAAAAGAAATTTGACTTACATTTTAATTTTGAAGGCACCCATTCATCAACGGGAATAATTTTATGCCTAAAACCTTCAATCAATCTTTTGGCGGTTTCTGGTCTAATACCGTAAGCATGACAATTATACCAATAGCCAAGACTATTAAAGCGGTATCCCATCCAAACACTATCATTTTCCTTCAATAAAGTATCAATCGCGCTTGGATCTATGCTTTGATAAACCGCATCCTCTTCCAGAATTATTCCATTGCGATTTGAGGCTTCTATCTTTTGCCACACGCGAAAATGGCTCACTGAGCAGCCAAACTCCGTTTTAAGCAACCCTCGCCCTAGAAGGGGATCAACCCACGCTCTATCGGGCTTACAACCGCTCTCTGCAATTATTTGCGCCCATTCTTTCCCCCTTGCATCAAAAGCATCACCATGTAGGGAGATTTGATAGACTATTGCCACCTTGGGCCTTCAAACCATGCGACAAGGCTTTTCCTTGTGCCGCTTGTAATAGGCAAAACCCTATGCTGCAAATAACTTGGAAAAACTAGGACCGTTCCTTTAACTCGAGATGAAACGTCTGGCGTTTGACATTCCGCGAACTCAAAGCCCCCGCCCTCATATTCACTTGTGTCTGAAAGCTGCACCGTAACGCTTAACTTCCTATCTCGTACTTCGTTGCCATCCCAATTAACATCTATGTGCCAATCGTAGTGACCCCCCTTATTTGCGTGGTATTCTGTAAATTGAATGTCGCATATATTTTCTACTTGGAAGTGAAAGGCGTTTTGATTTGCCGCCTTTACATATCCCCAAAGAATATCTTGAACCGCAATGTTGCCGCTTAACCAAGCAACATCACTTGACCTTACGCTTGTGTCCGCATTGTTAAAGGTTCTTGCCGCCTGTGTGTTTAGCTTAGAGGCTTCCGTAAATATCGTTGATAGGTCTACATGGGAAAGCCCACCAGACCACATCTGCCAGTTTTGTCTCATTGTCCACCTTTGAGATTTTAATCATTCTATTGTCACATTTGGAATTGGTTGAATTAATTTAAGTTCTTCGGGAGTTGTCGCGCTTTCTATGCTTGCCAAAGCAGGGGCATCACGGAGAGCTTGCTTTTCCGCAACAATACTCGACGTGTCCGCACCCGTTTCTAAAGCTTTCATAAACGCAGTGTCTAGCGCAACCAGCGGCTCAACCCTTGCTGCGCGTATCTTATCGCGCCAGATATCTTTAGCCTTTGCCATGTTGACAGAAATTACATTTGTATCTGTATTAGCTTCCCAACCATCACGAAACGTGCGCTCCGCTGGAATGGTGTAGTCGACAGACTTGTAGTCAGTAGCCCCAATTTTTATAAATGTTGTCATTTTTATCTCCTATGAAAAGCAAGCAAATCCAAGGAAATTGCTATCTGTGCTGTACCATTGTTGTCTTATTTGACTTGAAGAAACCACCCGCCAATGACAACCATAAAAGTTTCCGTGAGTGGTGCTACTTCCGTTTTGCTCTGCTGCTGTAATCGTGTAGGTTGTGTTTGGAAAAGCTGTAGAAAAATTAACATCGGTTGTGTTAGTTGTTACATCAGTTAAGGAACTTACGTTTAAAGCTCTGCGAAGAGTTGGACCGCTTACATTTTCAAAGTTACCCCACGCGAGACAAGATCCTACACTCTGACCAGAGGTCGTTTGGATTGCGTCAACTTTTATTGTACTCATGCCGCCATCTCCCAAGCGTTCCTAAATTGCCTATTGCTCGGCACTTCTTCGGTTCGCACGATTTTAAACATGGGGCGGTTGTGTTCTTGCGCCCAACACTTGCGAGGCAAATCCTTCATACACAGATACTGCATTGCCTCTTCTTCTGTTAAACACCCAATGCGAGGCGCAGTAAATTGCAGTGCGTATTTTTCTGGATCATGCTTAAAGGTGCTATGACGCCCTTCTTTAATGGCTTGCTGCTCATCATCTTGTAATTGCCAATACACCCAGATAGGTGGCAAGCCACCAGACATAGCTTCATCTAGCCAATTTTGTGCGGGCACAAGAACCTTTGTTGGTTCGTCTAGGTGATCTGGATCATCAAATATTACTCGATATTTGGTCATTAACTTGCATCTCCATGTGCTATCAAGCCGATGCTTGGAGCATCAACCCACGTTGACCTATATGATCCCGCCCGAGCAGTTCCTGTTGTGCGTTCATGATCCATATTTCCCCCAGAATATTGATTTGAAAGTGAACGCCAATAGGTTGAGCTAGCATCGTAAGAACAAGTGCCGCACGAAAAATATCTAGTGCCACTAAAGTTGTTTGAAAAGTTAAAATCATAACGTCCAGTGTTTACGTCCGTAGCTGAACTAATGTTTAAAGAAGTTTCTAGCGAGATCGTACCTGTGCCGTTTAGGGTTCCAACTGCCCTAGCGGGGAATATTTTTCCCCCGCCAGACGTTGCTTCCTCAATGTCATTTACTTTAAGAGTACTCATTTATACCACCGTCCATGTTTCGCCAGAACCTACCGTTACAGTAACGCCGCTATTGATTGTAATTGGCCCCGCGCTCATAGCGTTATACCCATCAGTAATAGTATAATTCGATGTAACATTAAGAGCATTTTCCCAGAATGGATACCCCGATGTGTTCCTAAACACCCCACTAAAGACTCCGCTAATGGGTCCAGTAGGACCAGTCGGACCAGTCGGGCCTGTACCGCCAGTGTTTCCTGTAGGGCCAGTTGGACCCGTTGGACCTGTGCCACCCGTGTTCCCCACTTCACCTTTCTGGCCCTTTTGACCAGTTGGACCTGTGGGGCCTGTGGGGCCTGTGCTTCCTGTCGGACCTGTTGGCCCCGTGCTTCCACCCCCTCCTGTTTGGCCTTTCTGTCCCTTTTGACCTTTCGCCCCTGTGCTACCTGTCGATCCTTGTGGCCCTGTAGATCCTGTCGGTCCTGTTGGTCCCGTTGGTCCCGTGCTTCCTGTTTGGCCCTTTTGACCCTTTTGACCTGTCGGGCCAGTTGGACCCGTCCCACCCGTTCCTCCAACTTCGCCCTTTTGACCCTTTTGACCTGTTGAACCCGTGCTTCCCGTAGAACCCGTAGGGCCAGTGCTTCCCGTTGGGCCTGTCGGTCCCGTTGGTCCTGTATTCCCCACTTCGCCTTTTTGACCTTTAGAACCCGTTGACCCTGTAGATCCTGTTGATCCAGTGTTTCCCGTTTGACCTTTTTGTCCCTTTTGACCCGTTGGTCCTGTATTCCCGATTTCTCCTTTTTGACCCTTTTGACCCGTGCTTCCCGTTCCGCCAGTTGATCCCGTTGGACCCGTTGGGCCTGTATTTCCTACTTCGCCCTTTTGTCCTTTTTGACCCGTTGATCCCGTTGAACCCGTGTTTCCAGTCGGACCCGTATTTCCAACCTCACCCTTTTGGCCTTTAGATCCATTTGATCCAGCAGAACCTGTTGGACCCGTTGCCCCGATTTCTCCCTTTTGTCCTTTGTCTCCCGTTGGTCCTGTCGGGCCTGTCGGGCCTGTCGGGCCAGTATTACCTATCTCACCTTTTTGTCCCTTCGCGCCAGTTGGTCCCGTTGGGCCTGTGCTTCCCGTTGTACCAACCTCACCCTTTTGGCCCTTATCTCCGTTAGAACCCGCCGCGCCAACCTCACCCT